TGAAGTGCGGGAGTCCCCAATAAGCATCGCGGCGCGGGTAGTCGTTTCCGCGACAATACACACCGGGACCAGTTGCAGATTCGTAGTAGCCCCGGTATTCGCCACACCAGCGCGTTGGGCGGCCGTTGACATCAGCACAAGGTTGTTGATGTTGCCTGCGATGGTCCCACTGTACTTGAACAGCGCGTTGCTTGCATCCTGCGTCATCGGCTGGGGGCCGTTGTAAGCGTAGGGTACGCCCGTCGCGCTACCATGCCAGTGCCACAGGCGGAACAAGGCGCCTGCTGGGATAGTGGTTAGTGCGTCAATCGGGTCAGAGAGGATGTCCCCACCCGGTGCAATGATTCCTGTAGGCGCTCCCCCATACGTGAAGAACTGGAGCTTGTCCGAGCCAATCGGGTATTCCAGGGCAGTCATAACGATCAGGCTTCCGGTACTCACCACCTCGTCACGCCCGGTGTAATTTGCGAAACCCACCCGGAAACGATTGAGGGCCGTTGCGGCGAAGTGCGGTGACATAGCGAAGGCTTGCTTGATACCCCCCAAGACATTCGGGAAGCGGCAATGCGTTGCCACCTGGCGGAGCACCCCCGCCCCGCCCACCGGGGTGTACGTGATGACTACCTGTGCGCCTGCTGCTGGGGCCGAGGCAAAGGTGATCGATTCGTCCGTCTGGGACGCGATGGTGGCCGCTGAACCAGCAACGGTGGCGGTGGCCTGCTTATTGTGTACCGGGAGGAGGAACCGCGTACGGCTTCCGTCCCCCCACTCAGTGATTATTGGCATTCTCAATTCCCATAAAAAAAAGCCCCACCAGGAGCCCCGTGAGGGACCCTTGATGAGGCTTAGGGTTGCTGCTAATTAGGAAGTCTTCACTTCCACTGCGGCCTGAGGAGCCAGGATGCCGTAGCCCTTGGCGAACTTCGCCACCAGCAGCGTGGCCTGGTAGCGGGCCTCGTACTCGGCGTCCATCGCCAGGTCCATCAGCGTGACCGAGCCCAGGGCACCCTTCTGGAGTGCCAGGCCCACGGTGGTCGAGAACGTACCAGCGTACTTGTCGCCAGTGCCTGCATCGGTCGAGCCCGAAGCAACCACACCGGACGGCAGGTTGTTGGTCTTGACGATCTCCATGCCGGCCACACGCAGGACGTTGCCGTCAGCGTAGACACCAGCACCACCCCAGTCCTTGTCCATGATCTTCGTGTTCTGGGCCAGCAGGTAGTACTGGGCCGGACGCAGGAAGAACGCACGGTCCTCTTCAGGGACATCCTTCTCATCGAACTTCTGGGCCGCAGCGAAGATCGCAGCGATCAGAGCTTCCGAGTCGGTGCCGGACGTAGCCGAGGTGATGACCGAACCACCCGACTCACCCGTGATGCGGGCGGCCGAACGGGCGGCCAGGATGCCGAGCTGGAGGAGCTGCTTGTCTTCCGTGTTGGCCAGGAAGATGCCCATCTGCTTCGAGTACTCCGAGCGAACGTCGAAGTGGCTCATGGCCTCATCGTAGTTCGCAATGGAGACATCCGATTCCAGCAGGTCATCGATGGTGATGACCACTTCGTTGCTCAGGACCGAACGGCCATTCAGCTCGGTGCCCGGAGTGTGGTAACCGCCCGTGGCCTTACCCAGGACCGGGAACTGTGCCGACTTGCCCGAGGTGATCTGGCGAGTGCGGATGTACTTCGATGCGACACGCTTGGTTTCGTAAGCGGTCAGCACCTCACCAGCGAAAACCTTCAGTGCCAGTGCGTTGGTTGCGCCCGAGCCATTGGCTTGCAGGAGGCGCGACGGAGTCATATTTGCCATTTAGTCTTTCAGTGAATGAGTTGTGAAAAGTCGATAGAGCGGCTTTCCGTGACTCACACTGTTCTCGTAAGGTTGTCTCCCTCGGGAGGCCGTCGATACTCTGTGTTATGTCTTGGGAAGTTCGCAGAGCCACCGCGCAAATGCGCAGTGCGGCCTGGACTTTTTCTTCACTGAATTGGCAGGGGGTGGGGATTCTGGGTCAGGCTCCCCTGGGCCTGTTATCGGGCTTTGCCGAAGTTCTTGAGATGCGCGTCCGAGTTAGGGACCGCCGTGGTGGTGCCATTGCTGGCTGCTTTCGCCACCGAGGCGAGTGGGTGGCCGCCCGCCTTCTGGGCCTTCTTGAAGGACGAGTGGGCCTCCGTGATGACACCAGCGGCATTCACGGTGACGAAGTTCAAACCCTTCGCCTGGAGGGCCTGGATGTCGGAAGTACTGAGGGCCATAGGCTCCTTTCACTTTGTGGTGGATGCTTTGCGTTGAGCCTTCACCCAGCCCTGGAGAGACTCCAACTGGGCCGAGTTGAGGTTCGAGGTGGTGTAGTTCTCGATGACGGTGGACACGAGGTCCTGGGCGTCTACGGGATCACCTGGTTTCCCCGGCAGCTTCTTCAGGGGCCGTGGCTTGACCATCAGCGCCTTCGGGGGCTCCGGGAAGTACTGCTGCGGTGTCGTGCAACCGGCGAACATCAGCAGGCAGCACACACACATTGCGCGGAACATAGACAGGGACTTCCTTGAGGATCGTCTCGCCCTTGTCGTGGACGGTCTGAACCCGGTCCACGTATTGGGTGACGGTGACGGTGTTGACCTTCTCGGCCTTGGCCTGCCACTGAGCCAGGAGCTGGTCCTGTTTGGCCTTGGCCTCCTTGAACTCCAGCGAAGCCATACGGTGCCCCACGGCGAACCCTAAGGCCACCAAGAGGGCACATCCGATGGCCCGCCAGGGCATGTCCTTGAGGAACGCCCACAGGGCTGCAATCATGGCTTTGCTCGTTTCGTCTGCTGGTAGATGCGGGCCAGGATGATGGCTCCGCCAATGATGCCCTGCCAGTGAGGGGGGAAGTACCCCTGGATGGTCGGGAGGTAGTCGTAGGCCCCCTCCAGGATCACCAGGAGGACCGCGAGCTGGACTGACAGGAACCTGTAGGCTCTGTGCCAGTCATCGACCAGGTGGGCCTTGATACGGTCCCACATGGTTACATCACGTCCGAGCGCGCCAGCTTCTCTTCCACCTTGCGGCGGAAGGCCGGATCAGACTGGTACTTCGGATCGCGCATGTCTTCGGTGACCTGGGCAACCGACTCGTACTTGTCACCCACTGCGTTCGAGAAGCGGCCCGACAGGAGGGTACCCTCGCTCGGATTGGCGGCATCGAACTTGGCGGTGAGGCCCTGGACGGCCAGCTTGGCAGAGGCAACGTCCTTGGAGTCGATGGCCTTGTTGAAGGCGATCTTCTCGGCATCGGTGAGGTTCTCAGCGGCCCATGAGGCTACCTGGTCCCACTTCTCGGCCCCTCCTGCTGAGGCTTTGATGTCGGACTCGTAGGTTGCCGCAAGGGCTTTCTGACCCTCGATGTACTGGTCCACCAGGCCCTTCGGATAGCCGGCCTTCTCCAGCTTGGCGTAGCTTTCGGGGGAGAGCTGGCCAGTCTTGGAGAACTCGTTCGAGAAGTCGTTCAGGTCCAGGCCCTTGGCCTCCAGGTCCTCCTTGACCTCCTGCTCGGCCGGCTGCTCGCCGTCCTTCGGGGTCTCGGCAGGGGGGTCCGCAGGCTTGCCAGACTGCTTGGCCTCCAGCTCGGCATACGCCTTGGCCATGTCCTCCACGGACTTGAACTTCTCCGGGAGCCAGGCTGGGCGATCACCAGCAGGGGCATCGGCAGGTGTGTCCGCAGGGGTCTCTGCGGGGACTTCCGTACCGTCCACCTTGGCGACCATAGCGGCCACGTGGGCCGGGTCGTCCTGGGGTTCCGGGGACTTGATGACGATCTGTTCAGCAGTGGCCATCAGTAGTCCTCGAAGGTCATGGTGATGCCGTTGACTTCACGGGTCTCGGTCTTCACCGGCTGGGCCTGGATAGGCGCCACGGGTTGGGAATCCTCCACCACCAGAAGCGGGGTGTCGGATGCATCGGTGTCGTCAGCCACCTTGGGATTGGCTTTGGCCATTCTGCATTCCTTGTTTGATGAGGTTGCCCGCCTGGGTAATGGCGGGGTTCAGACCCTGCTGTAACAGGGCCGCCTGTTGAGCTTGCTGCTGTTCCTGGAGAACCTGGTCCTGGGTCTTCACGAGACCCTTCATGTCGATGCCGAGGGCGGTCCCACGTCTGGTTAGGTAGTCGTCCCAGTTAATCATCTGAGACGCTTCCGGGACCTGAGCCACGGCAGCAATGAAGCGATCCAGCTTGTCGAGGTCATTGCCTCGGCCCAGAGCTTCGAGACCCGCAACGATCACCGGCTTCACTGCGTTGGTTGGCAGGACCGGAAGACGCTTCTGCTTCTCCATCTGGTAGATGAGCCGCTTGATTAGCGGGAGCTGGAACTCCTGGCTGAGGATGGAGTAGATGCCGCCCAGGGCACTCTCCAGCTCGTTGGCCACATATCGGATTTCCTCGGCCGTCACGCGCTCCCCGTTCCGCTGCACTGCGGAGTTCAGGAGGAAGGCGTAGGACAGCCTGGTCTCGATCCCATCGGCCGTGTCCTTGGCCACGCGGAAGTCGTTGTACTTCTGGGTCTGGAGCACGGACACATCCGTCTCCACACCCTCCTTGAAGTCGCCGTTCTCGGCCTGGGCCAAGTCGTCCATCTCGGTTACCCCGTTGGGGTTCACGAGGAACAGCACCTTGGCCGCCATAGCGGCACCCTCAACGATGGCCTGCTGGAGACCTTCGAGGGACTTCAGGTCCCCCAGATATTCCTCCACATAGCCTCGGCCGTAGTTCTCGCCGTCCACCTTGATGAATCGGACGGGAATCCACGGGCATTTGTCGATGGGGTAGGTGCCTCGGGTCTTGGGCACTTCGACACCGTTGATCTCTTGGTAGACGGACCACTTGCGGCCATCCCGGTAGACGTGGGTGTAAATCTTGAGGGGGTCGTCCTTGCCCTTCTTGTCGGGCTCATCCTCTGGGAACAGCGCCTTGACTTCATCCGGCAGGAGGTCCTTCTCGATCTCCTCCTCGGTGATGATGTCCATGGTGGTGCCCATAGGGTCCCTGCGGACCACGTAGCGGCTCAGGTGGAACACCCGGAGGCCACCAGTCGGAGGCAGGTATAGGAGGCCGTTGCCGCCCACGATGAAATGCTTCAGGGCCTCGAAGGCGGAGACACGGATGGCCGTGGCCTCGATCTCGGACTGGACAGCACGCTCGATCTTGTTGAGGCCCTCTTCCACCTTGGCGCGCATGCCTTCCTGCTGGGTCAGCTCCTCCAGGGCGAAGTCGTCAATGGAGTAGCGGAACGGTGGGGTGTTCACGGGCAGAAGCGCCATGAGCATCTTGGCTGCCAGGTTGTTCACGCCACGGGCACCAATGGCTTGCCACGGGGTGGGCAGGTCGGTGGACCCGTGGTGGCCCTCAGGAGGGATCAGGGTGGGGAGTGTGAGGCGGGAGCACTCACGGGCTCTGCGGAGGAACGGCTCACGGTCCGTCTTCCACTTCTCGTAGAGAGAAGCGGCACTCGTCGTCATCCCGCCCCCTTACTGGCCGACCGGCAGGTTGAGGCCGGATGTGCCCCCAACGTTGGACGTGGCGAGGTCGATGCGGAGACTCTTGCGGCCCTTGTTCTTCTGGGCCGTAGCGGAGCCCTCATCCGTTGCCGGCTGGAGAGCTACCGGCTGAACCGGAGGCGGCGCTGGCGGAGGAGCGGGCGGAGGCGGAGGCGCTTTTGGGGTTGAAAAGCACACGGATTAATACTCCAAAATATTCCGGTTCTGCTTCTCGTACTGACTACGCAGGAAGCGAACCACTTCTAATCGGCCCTGGAGCAAGCGGAACTCGTCCAGGGATGTATTGGCGTTGACGGGAACGGTGTCTTTGAAGCGGTCTTCCAGGGCCTCTATGAGACCTTTGGGGACCGCTGGGAAGTCCTTAGCGGCCATTCCGAATATCCTATTGTGTCCCTGCGAATCTTCCCGCTGCGCGCACGATGATGTGGTTGAACCAGCGGCGAATGACGTAGCTGCGGGCCACAGAAATGGCGGTGTAGATCAGCCCCATCAGGAAGTTTGCATGAGGGGAGATATGCAGCCCGAACAGCGGGAAGATCAGCAGGTTGGCGAAGTAGTTGATGGAGAAGCCGATGGCGGTGTTGATGAGGGCCTCGTAGAGAGACCCTCTGCGGGTCTGGCTCACAGGCGATTCTCGCGTTCCCATGCAACCTGGGACTGGTGCTTATCCGCTTCGGTGTGGTGGTGCGGATTGTGGTCCTTGAAGAGGTCCTTCAGGTGCGCCACTGCGGGCTCCAGGCCGTCGATGATGCTGGCCAAATCGACAGCCGGGGGACGGTCATCGGTCAGCTTGCCGGCCGCGTTGGCGTCCACGATGATCGCGGCACAGGCCATGACGGAGGCGAGGTGCGGAACGCCCGTCTTCGGGTCGGCCCACTCGCCATTCCAGTACTTCGCCAGGTGGCGCTCCAGGGCAGCCTTGTAGATGGACGCACGGACACCGGCCACACGCCAGTTGTACTTCCCGTACTTCAGGGCACCCTCGGTGAACGCCAGGGCCATCAACGCCTTGGCCGTATCGGGGACCACGGAGAGGTCCAGCTTGGTGGACCCGATGGCGTCCTTGGGGTTGGTGTCCTTGGAGTCGCCCTGGCGCGGCGCCCCTTCCACAGCTTCGTATTCACTCGCCGTGAAATAGGCCTCTTCGCCAGTCACCGGATTCTTGGTCCACACCCCTCCGGTGTAGGAATTTGTGGAGGTTACAGTCACGATAGTCCCCACCGGGATTCCGAAGTCCTCGTGAGTGGTCCGAACGCGATCCCCTACCTTCAGTTTGGATTCCATAGTTTCACTTGTTTGGTCTTGAAGTCGTAATCCGATGCGCGGCAGATGCGCGCCACTTGGGCCTGGACCAGGGCCTCTTCTTCGCCCAGCCCTGCTTTCTTGTAAGCCTTGACCACAGCGTCCCAGCTCGGGTCCTCATCGAGAATCCTGTTGGCCACCACAGGGCCAATCCCAGGGCACCCTGCGTAACCATCCGTCGCATCCCCCGTGAGGGTCTGGAACAGGTGCCAGCGGTCGGCCTCTTCCTCGGTCACCTCGAACAGCTCACGCTTGCCGAAGTTGTAGTGGAAGCCGGGGATGGTCTTGAGGTCCTTGTCGATGGTGCAGATGACCAGCTCGTCCTTGTTCCCCTTGCGGGTGGCCAGGATGCCGAGCACATCGTCCCCTTCCAGGGTCGGCTTGGTGATGGTCTCGTAGTGCTCCCGTGCGAACCCGATGGCCCACTTGCGGAGCATCGGCGCGCGCTGTCCGGCACGGTTGGACTTGTAGGTGGGCAGGACCTTCTTCCGCCAGATGTTCTCGCGGTTGTCGTCCGAGAACGCGAGGATGACCTTAT